AGCCTGCACATTGCCAGTAGCGGGTGGTGTAGAGACTCCAGTCTGTGCGTGGCATGGGTTCACCTTCTACCCCGTTTTCTGCTATTCCCCTGACGCGAACGGCAGCACACCCTGCCGCAGACGTTCAGCGGCAATCTCGCAATAGCGTTCTTCAATCTCAACACCTATAGCCTTCCGACCTAGGCGCTTCGCGGCAACCAATGTGGTACCGCTGCCCATAAACGGATCGAATATGACAACGCCGGTTGTCATGCGTATTAGCCATCGCATCACACCTTCATTCTTCTGTGTGGGATGTCCAGCATACTCAGAGCATCCAGGTCCAACACCATCGAACACGGCAGCAGCCATTAGCACTTCACTGCGCCGCTTCTTACCGTCAGCACGATAGTGATAGATCGGTTCGTACGGCTTCCCGTTCACATTCGTACGGTGCCATATATGCACTGCTGACAGCAGCAGGTGTACCGGCGGCTGATTTAATTCACTCCAAAAACATAACGCTTCGTCACCTTCCCACTTTCGTAGGAATTCTTCTGCTGCTGGAATAGACGCATCGAAGTGCCCCCCACGGTTAGGATATGGTGGGTCAGTGATAAGGACACCTGCAATAGCAGCCATATCGCGGCAATCACCGTGATAGATCGTGATACCTGCCTGTTCGTAATACGGTCTCACACGCTTCCCTATGGTTCACTTTCTCCATGCTTCCAGCGCCACTGACAGCAGCAGCAATACCGCAGCAATAGCCAGCAGGATGATCACCACCCTAGTCACACGCTTGCGTGAATCCCCATGGCTGTTGATATGGACCCACCAGCAGCAGGGTCCAGCAGTCTTTGTCTAGCAGTTCAATGCGGTGCCGGTCTGCTGCGGTGAAGACGTTCACGCTTCCAGGTTCATACAGGCTGACGCTGGAGACATCATCATCGGCGCAGCGGTATTCCCGATAGCCACCCGTCAGGATCAGACTGATGCCCCATGCCCACGGATGAGAGTGCACTTCTTCTGCCGGGTCTGATGCCAGGAAGTGGTGGAGATACATGGTGGACTTCGGCTGCTTCGTCAGTGGGTTCCAGCCAATGATGAAGTAGCGCAGCAGGTATGGCTTTCCCTGTGGTTCGATCTTCTGGGCAAACGTCTGGCGTGTGACCCCTTCACACCAGATGCGAATAGCGGCTTCATCCCACAGGGCAGTAGTCATTGTCCCTTCCGTGTCTTCTCTGCGTGGTGCATGCGACAGAGACCCTGCAAGTTACTCCGTGCCCAGAACAGAAACGGGTCACCATGATGCGGCTGGATGTGGTCAATGTCCACCGCTGGCTCTACTCGGCCTTCACACTGACACGCCACACACAGTGGGTTCTGCCTGAGTACCAGCGCACGCATCCCCCACACGGGATGTCTCCACCGCTGGATGTAGTACCACGCACGCCACGGCTGCTGGTCTACTCTGCGTTCAGCGTGCTTCTCACACGGACCCAGCACACTGCACCCCTGCACGTGGCACGGCTTCAAGGGTGCGCTGGGCATCGCAGTGCATTCATTCGCCTATTGGCTGCCCTAGTGCCGCATCCATCAGGGCATCATGAAGTAGTTCCAGTTTCGCTGCTTTGTTCATTGTCAGCCCCTTCTACTTACCTTTAGTGTGTTACTGGCTGCCCGGCGTTATTAACACACTATAAGTAAGTGCCTGTCAGTCATCCATGGGTTCCCCTGCTGCGGCAGCCAGTGCGGTGCAGAGCATGCCGATATGGAAATACAGCAGCTGCCGTGGCATGCGTGCGGCACGGGTGCTGTCTGTGTAGTACTCCATGACCATGCGTGCCAGTGCGCCGTGGTCATCATCGCGCCGTGCGGCGGAGATACGGGCCAGCAGCTTCGCATCAGCAGCGGTGTAGTCCGGTGATGGGTTCAGGTGCAGCCTGTTGCCGTTCATGGCTTACCTTCTGCGCTTGCCCGTGGCAGCTGCGGCTGGTGGTGGCTGGGTCTCCGCTACTGGCTGCGCATTCTCCACCACGTCCACCGTGAATTTCTCCCACGGACCCGGACTGCCGCTGCGGCTGGTGATGGTGACCGGCTGCCCGTCTTCCATGGGTCCACCTGACTCTGCGCAGAGTAGCGAGGCAGGCACGCCAGTGGACGCATCACCGGACGTGCGCAGCGCAATGCGGCTGCCCACCTTCACGCACTGGGCATCAATCAGAGCCTGCACCTGTGCCTGTGTCAGACCACCCCCACCTGATGGCGCACTGCCGCTGCTATCTGCCGGAATAACGGGGGTGTAGTCATTGCCTGCCACGTAATACCAGGACCAGATCAGACCGTGCCCATCCGCTGCGTCATCCAGATACTGCAGGCAGCGGGTGAAATACCCCAGACCATCTGGCGTGCTGCTGGGCAGGAATATTCTGGCTTTGGGTCCATTGGACCATTGCTGCGTGAGACCAAAGAACGGCGCATCAGGTGGCTGGGTAATTCCAGGTCCGACACCTTCAGGGATACGCAGCTGCTGTCCCTGCCATGGGTACGTGGCAGACATGACCGCTTCCCAGTTCACTGCGTCTGTGCTGTAGATCTGCCCGATCAGTGCATAGAAGTATTCCCGGAATTCAGATTCAGTCTGTGGGCAGTGGTTCATGTCTACCATGGAGACTCCTTTACAGCAGGTGAAAGTACCGCAGCACGATAATCACCGTGAACAGCAGAAACAGCAGATCGATAAACAGCCGGATGTTGGGTGGATGCGAAGCGAATAGCGTCTTGACCGCAAACCACAAGATCACTAAGACCAGCAGCGTCAGCAGCAGCATGATCATGACGGTATCCCCGACAAGTGCAGCAGACGCAGTGCCTGCTGATGGTCCATCTGCCCACAGTAGTCATAGGCGCAGCGCCAGCCGCAGAAGTAGGCGGACAGGCCACCGTCTGCCATCTGCGTATTCCAGGACACTTCCAGCCAGTCATCTGGGATGTCATCCCAGTCAGGCATGTGGATGCTGTGTCCGCAGTGGTCACAGGTCAAGTAGGTCATTCGCATCACACACACGTCCCTTCAGACCGCGACATCCGGCGCAGGCTTCCCCGTGTGGCTGCCTGTCCTGCCGGTAAGCGCAGACAGCTGGCACACACCTGCGCCGGAAGACGGGTGCGGTGCCCATGGCTATTCACGGGGCACCGCAGTACGCCGTGCAATATACCGGTCCAGTCCCGCACGGGTGAACTTGACATGCCTGCCGATGCGCACGTATTCAATCAGGCCACGGGAGACCCAATTCTTCAGGGTACCCGGTGACATATCCAGATAGTCTGCGGCAGCTTCCCGGTTCATCAACTTATTGCTGTCGTCTGCTGTGGTGCGGGTGAACTTGGGTGCTGCGTCAATCAGTGCGCCTTTACGTGCTGGCATCTTACGCCCCTTCCGCTTACTGCTGGTCTTCACGGTCTTCCAGGTGCTGTGGAGTCAGTGCCCGTGTCTTCTTCTGCTGGTGCAGCGTGCGTAGCTGTTCGATCAGGCTGACCGTGGCATACCGTTCCCGTGTGGTCATCAGCTGTGGGTCCGGTGATGGCATGGCCTTCATGGGTGGTGGTGCCCCACACGTCTGGCGCAGCAGCGACAGTGCAGCACGTGCTTCGTCCGTGGTCAGTGGCTGCGGCTGCTGCTCCTGCACGGCTGGTGCGGATGGTGGCAGTGGTGATGGGCGCTGCCCCTTCAGCGCACGGTCCACCCGTGTCATAGCTTCGCCCAGCAGCGTCAGTGGCTGGGGATAGGTCAGATCCAGCTGGATGATGCGGCACTTGATCCGTTCCCGCCATTCCGCATCGTCCATGGACAGGTCTGCTTCCAGCAGCTGGCGTGCAATGGCACACAGTTGCCGCAGCGGCACAGGCTTCCGCTTCCAGGGGTCTTCGTTCCCTTCCGTGCGTGCATTCCGGTGCGTCAGCGCCGGTAGGTATTTGCTTGTTGTACGTACCATCCCAGGCTGTACTACTTAAAGCTGGTTAGTACTATTAAGATCTTTGCTGTACCTGTACAACCGTAAGACCCTTACACCGTGCGATATCGTATTAACTCTCTCTGGCTTTCGCCTTCCGGTATCGCGCCATATACTGGCGCTGCTGCTCACGTCTAGTCTTTTCCCTGGAAGCAGTTGGATTGAACTGGTGATAGTCATTGATGCGGTATCCACCCTTGACCTTTCGCCACAGCCATATCCCCCGTGCTGACATGGCTGAAGCCACCGCGAACTGGTTCTGAACTGGCGCTGAATTTTCCAGTTCCTGACGCGGGATGAATCCATCGGTCAAATGTTGCCGTGCGTAGGCAATGCCCCATAGGAACAGGTGAATGACCGTGGATGTCCCAGACGCACCCGTGGATGACTGTGAATGACCATCCAAACGTGCCGCAGCTTTTCTGACTTTTGGATGACGTAATAGTCCGTCATGAATGAGCATTCATTCACCCCCGTGAACTGGACGCGAACTTGACGCGAATTTTCGCTTACCTACTTAAGTGCTAGACTGCGTAAGACTTCTCCCAATTACACAATGCCCCCATAGTGCCTGTGCATAACCTGTGGATATTTACACACGTGTGCAAATTAGGGACTGCCAGACCCGCAGCGGCTTCCGGTGATGTGCCGGTCTCAGAGACTCCTGCCGGTCACCCGTCAGCCGGATGAATCCATCCCGTGCCGCTGCCCTGAACACACTGCCCAGTGCAGACGGGTTCTGCTCCTGCACGGCAGCGGCACCCACTTCATTCCACAGGTCATCACTGGTCAGCAGCGGCTGTCTACGTGCAATGACATAGATGGCGTGCTGCATGGACTCCTTCCAGTCTTCCGCTGCCCGGTCTCCACTGTGTTGACAGCCACGGTCTGCCAGTGCGTGCGCCAGCGCCGGATTCAGCACGGGGTCATCCGCGTCCACGGCACCCTGCCTGCCGTCACACACGTGGTCCGGTCCCCCACGGGGACCACCGCAGAACAGACAGCACGCTTCCATGGGTCACTTACCTTTGTCTGTGGACTGTTCACGTTCAGCCATGGCCTGCCACCAGCTGGGAAGTTTCTTCTTCTTATCAGCCAGCGCCCGGTTGTACATGTCCACAATCACGGCAGCAATACACATGGTCTTTGGACTGCCCGTCTTCAGGTGTGTCTCTGCGGCTTTACGCAGAATACCGGGCACCCCATGTGACACGGCTGACAGCCGCTGCACCATGTGCTTTTCGTCAGTCATGCCATTGAAACGATTGAAGACTTGTCCCAGTCCTTCAATGACCACACCCGTGAAGGCTGTAGGATCCCCGTCATAGGCATCACGCAGCGTGCGCACCACTTGCCCTAACACACGGTCATCACCCAGTGCTTTGACCTTTGCCAGTGCGGTGACGGCGCTGATGCAGTTGGGTTCTTTGCTGCGGGAGATCTTGCAGCCATTCGTTTCTACAATGCGGCGGATGGCTGTTTCGCGGGGGTGCTCTGCCGTGCAGTGCAGGTGAAACAACGAAAACGGGGAGACATTCAGCTGCGCATTCAGGCCAATAAAGGTATCAGCCATCTGCTGGTCAGTCAGGTTCTCATACACCCGGCATTCAATTTCATAGTCCCCGAAGTCACGCTTCCGCAGCGCATAGATGCGGTGCTGCCCGTCAACAATCCAGTAACCCCCGTCACGGTGGTTCATGGTGGGCAGACCTAGCTTCTCCAGCGCCAGATTGGCCGCTAGCCGGTCCCCGTGCCCCTTATTGAATTCACGCTGGGTGACGAGTGCGGTGGGTGTGCGCATCAGCGCAATGGGCACCAGATAGATCTTGGCTTCCTGCGCTAACTTCGGTATCTTCTTTGCTGCTGCTGCCATTGGTCTGTGCCTTTCTCGCCAGTTGGCGGATGAAGGTGTCCAGTGTCTGACGTGCTGCGGTTAGTTGATCGACCCACGTCCTTATCCGGCGTGGGTCGATGTCATCCAGGTCAATCAGTTCCACACCCACGGTCAAGTTTTCTGCGGCGCACACAAAGCGGTCCATCACATCATCAGGCTTGAGTCTGCGCGTACGTCCAGCCACACGGTCACCAGGACAGGCAATGCCGTGCACCTTCATTTCCTTGCGGCACCAGTCTTCACCACGCTTCAGCGTCTTGGACATCTGACGGCTGGTGTATCCCTGTGCAGCCAGATCACGGAGCCGCAGTAAGGCAGCTTCACGTGCTGCACCGCGTGATGGTGATGACTTACCGTCTTTGCCCTTGCGCAGTGCATCAGCCGTGCTGTGTAATTTGCCTGAACCATGTTCCACGGCAGCAATGGTGGCTGGGTCACCGTGCCTTAGCACCGCACGTGCTGCCTGCACGACAGTCCTGCTGACTCCCAGCAGCTTCCCAGCTTCCTGTTCTGTCAATGCTTTATTTTGAGCATTGACAGAACCCCCGTGCCCACCGTGGATTGCCGTGACCAAACGCCCAGCAATGAAGGCACGCTGTTTCACCGTCAGGTGTCTACGATGCAGGTTCATCGACACAATGAAGTTCTGCACGGTGCCTTCCCCATCCCACAGACGATGGTCCGGTTCCCGGTTCAGGGCAGCACACGCACGTGCTCTGTTGCGTCCATCAAGGATGCAGCCGTCACCGTCAATGATGATGGGCGTACGTAGTCCGTGGACACGGATGTCAGCCACCAGATCATCGAAGTCCTTCCCGGTCATCAGCGGCAGCAAGTCCGCTATCGGGTGAAATGCACGCATAGTGATACATCCTCCTTTCATGCCTTCACTGTTCTTCGCTGCAGCACGGTCTTCAGCCGTGCCTTATACGCCGCACGGAGTGACCGGATAGCTTCATCATCCAGACCCGTGGCTGCCTTTAACTGCTTCGCTACGGCTTCTAATTGCTGCCGGTCCTTCGCTGCCAGCAACCGTGTTAACCATTGCTGCTCTAGGTCTGGCTCGAGTGCGACACCACCACTGGCCCAGGTCGCTAACTGTCTGCCGCTGTCTTCCGTAATCGGCTGGTCCAGTGGGAACAGCGCCCGGTGCTGCTCCTGTAACTTGATGGGCAGTGGCACCCCCGGATGGTCGGGCATCAGCAGGAAGCTGGCGGTCAGTTCATAGGGGAGATTCTTCTCTGAGATAGGCACCCAGCCATTCAGCCCTGTTAGTGTCTGCTTCTCCCTGACTTCCCATGTGCCCTTATCCGTGCGCACCATTTCGATCTTGGGTTCAGCACGGAAGCAGAGAATTAGATGGGGACGTATCTGCAGCAGCTGCTGCATCATCCGCTTGTGACCCATCTTGGGCTTGATCCAGCTAGCCATCTTGCAGGCTTCCCGCTTCTTCCAGTCCTGCCCTGCCATCCGGTCCAGTTCATCTTCCTGCTGGTCTAAGATGCCCCCTTCCCCTGCCCATTCATGGGACATGGAGTCCACCACAATAACGGGATAGGGTCCGTCAGCGGCTGCCGTGATGGCTTCCGCATACCGGTCTGGCGTGAACGGTGGACGCAGATCCCCATGGTCAAAGCGGAAGCGGTCAGCGTAGTGCTTGGCCCTGCCTGCCTCTGTGTCAATGACGCAGAAGGGCGCATCACCCGCCATCCCATTCGCCAGACGCATGGCCGTGAACGTCTTTCCGCTGCCGCTGCTGCCGGATAGACCGATCAGGAGTCCGACGTTTTCACGGGTGGCTGGGCGGAAGTCAAACGCCATCAGCGCCGGTCCTTTACTGGCTTCATTTCACCCGTCAGCCGGTCTGTCATCCGCAGGATGGGAATGACAAACAGCTGCCGGTCACCGTTCTGGTGTTCCACTTCCAGGGTGGCTTCCTGAATGGCCGTGGGTCTGTCTTCCCAATGCAGACTAATGACAATGGCCGTGACCGTCACCGTAACTCCTTCTCTAACCATTCCGCTTCATGCCACGGGGGCAGGGTGGCGTAACAGGTCTGCCGTGGATAACCGGTCCAGTCTCCTGACTGGAGACACGCACGCCAGATGTCCAGCGCATACAGACACTTCTTCTCTGCCAGCATCAGCGCATCTGGACCCAGACTAATGACGCTGCAGGCATAGGGGGGGTAGGTCTCCTGCACGCAATAGCGGAAGATGGCAGGGTGCCCGGTCAGTATCTGCAGTCCACGCAGATACCACGCAGCCTGAATGTCCCAGCCGTTCTGGAACATGGACCGTGACCAGATGTCAGGATTGGCGCTGCCGCTGGTGGTCTTGAAGTCATCCACAGCCAGCGGAGTCTGACGCAGCCAGTCCAGCCGTGCCCTGCACCACACGCCGTACCCGTCTTCCTGCCACACCAGCGTGCGTTCAGGTTCCCCATTCAGAAACATCCCCGCACTGCCGCTGTCCTGGTGCTGCGCTAGCTGCAGCCGCAGCGCCGTCACCATCTGCAGCACGTCATTCCAGCGGGGGGCAAGGATAGGCGTCTGCCCCCGTGCCCATGCCTGATCACGGGCATCCTTCGCCGCATTGGTCCGGTAGTCCTTCGCATCAATGACCGTGACGGCTGTGCTGCCTTCCAGCAGCAGTGCATGTGCGGCACGGCCAATGTCAAAGGCTTCGCAGTTCTCTGGTTCGACATCCAGGTTCAGCCGTGGGTGTGCCTGCCGTGCATGGGCAGCGGAGTGCAGGCAGATGCGCTGCGCTAGTGAACTGGACAGGGATGGCGCGGGGCAGGGGTCTGCGTGGTAGACCTGCGCCGGAATGTCATAGATCCCCGCTGTCAGGGTCTGCTGTTCAGACATAGCGGTGCCCTTCCCCACTGGCAAAACAGATTTCCACAGTGACCGTCAGTGACCGTGGTGACCTGCGGAGTGACCGTCAGTGACCGTGAATGACCGAATGGGATTTTGTGATGCGTCAGGCAGGAAGGGCAGGACAGTGCTGCAGGGTGCAGCTGTGCGGCTAAACGCAGTAACCCCCCACCAGACAGAGGCAGCCGGGGAACCCCCGGCGAAGTGGCGAACATACGCCCGGTGCCCGTGCCGGGTCAACACGGATCTGCAGATCTGTGCATTGGACGATGGTCCTAGACCGTGGTCCTAGGACCATCCAGCCCAGCCAGACCGGTCACCCCTGCCGAATGGCATCTTGACGGCGCTGGCCTGTTTTTGCTAGGAATTCCCCGTGCAAATGGGGGCAATTCCACAATGCCCCCATTGTTGTATAATCGTATCTGGTTTGTTTGATTGGATTTACGGGAGACCCGCAGTGAAGAAGAAGACCAGGAAGCAGAAGCACACCGTGGAAAGGCAGGCACGTCCCACACGGGCGTACAGCCGGGACTTCACCCCGTCACGGGGTGACGGCCATGACTTCAAGATTCGCCGCATCCCTGATGCGTTCTGGAAACAGGTGCAATCGAAGGCGAAGCGTGAAGGGGTCAGCTTACGGGGGATGCTGCTGACGCATCTGCAGCAGTGGGTGGAGGCAGACTAAATGGCAATGATGTTAGGCGCACTGTACCGGGCACTACTAGACGGGAAGGTGCCAGAAGAACAGGCACGCAAGGCAGCGGAAGAAGTGGCGGGGTACGACAGCCGTCTATCCAGCGTGGAACGTGATCTGACCGTGCTGAAGTGGATGGTGGGTACCAACGTGGCGCTGACCTTGTTCGTACTGGGCAAGGTCTGGTAACAGCATGGAACCACAAAAACTAGAACATTGGGTGTTTTCACGGGCACTCTCAGACAGGGAAAGCATTTTATTGGCTGTCGTTATCGGTGCATGCCGTGGTTCATGCGTGAGAGAACGCAACAACAGAGTATGGGGGTGTACCGCCAGAGAAATAGACGTGCAAGATTTCATCCGGTCGAAAGAAATCAAGCGCCTGAAAGCAATCCTTGTTTCTGAGAAATATTGGGTGGACCCACTTTACTAGGACGGCAGAAAGCTGGGTGCAGGCTGCTGGTTCAGAGCAGACCGCACCCGTTCTAATCAACGGCAAATTACAGGAGTCAGTCTAATGACAGTGTTTCTACGGTGCAAGTGCGGCACCCGCAGCAAGCGTGGGGCAGGCTGCAAGCACACATGGGCATCACAGTTCAAGTTCAAGGGGGGGAACCCCATCCCGATTCAAACCCCACACATCAACCGGATCGATGCAGAACGGTATGCGGACAAGGTGCGAACCAATTGGATCAAGCGGGAAACGGGTGAAGCCTACGATCAGGAATTCATGGCGCTGCATGAAGGGAAGTCCTTCACCCCCACCACGGGCAGCACCGGTCTGCAAGTCATCCAGTGCCGGGACCAATACCAGGAAGCCGCCAAACTGGAGATTACGACAGAGACCAGAGACCGGTATCTCCGCATCCAGAACACGTTCATGGCGGTGGTCGGGGCAGAGACCCTAATGCACACGCTGACCCCTGCCGACATTGACCGCTGGCGTATCGCACGGGTGGATGCTGGCGTGTCACGGGCCACGGTGAATACGGAAATGGCAGCCATTCGGGTGCTGGTGAGGCATGCGGCACGGTCACACACCATCTTTGGGAAGACCGTGCTGGTGAATGGGCAGAAGGTGGATGGGATTCGAAACTGGAAGCTGCAGAAACACGTGCGCAAGCACAGACCCCTGTCCGCTGAAGAACTGAATCTGGCATTCAGCAAGCTGCCGCACCCGTACGACATCATGGCCCGTGTCACCCGTGAAGTCACGGCACGCTTGTCTGAAGTCTTCCCGCTGCAGCGCCGTGACGTAGGCATCAGCACAGACGCAGATGGCACACGGTACGGCTGGGTGATCAAGCGGCTGAAGGGGGGCAGTGGTGACCGGTCCACCATCCCGCTGGATCTGGCCCTGACCCTGATGGCGCTGGCATCCAGGTCTGATGCGCTGCTGTTTCCTACGGTCTATAACCCGGCACGCACACTGGCGCAGAATGCGAAGCGCATCAGCAGTAACTTCTGCAGCTACTTCAAGCGCATAGGGCTGAAGTGCTCACACCATGCCTTCAGGCACACAGCCATCACAGCCATGATGGACAGAGGCAATGTTAGTGACCTGACCATTGCGCAGCACGCTGGCTGGAAGAACACCCGGCAGATCTCCACCTACGGTCACGTATCCAAGACAGCCGCACGGCTGGCGGTGGATGGTAACGCCGCAGAAGTGGCTGCCATCCTAAAGACCGTGACCCGTGCCCCCATCAACACCAAACCCGCGAAGTGGAAGGCAGTGGCATGAAGACACACACACAGAAGGAGTCCGCTGGGATGGCATTCGAACTACGGGCCAACGTGGCAATCCGCATTCTGGTGGAACGGGTGGAACTGGAACACCACCCGCACCTGACGCTGGATGGACACAGCGCACGGCGCACGGCATGGCAGGCCATTGCGGGGGCAGCGGTGGAACAGCTGATCGATTCACCACCCGCAGCCGTGACGCACCGCAAGTCCCGGAAGCGCCGGAAGCTGAAGGCTGCCGCAGAGACCAGTGCAGCGGACACCCATACCCACACCTGCACGCATTGCCAGCGCCGGTATACGCCACTGCCGCAGCACCGGGCACGGTCCAAGTACTGCACACGGCTGGAGTGCCAGAAGGTACGCCGTGCCGCTGCCTCCAAACGGAAGGCACTGAAGGCAGGTGCCGCATGAAGCGCCGCACCATCCGCCCATACAAACGGCGCATTGCCCCACGGCTGGCATCGGGTGAGCACCGGGTGCCAGCCGGGAACGGTCTGCCCCCCGTGGTGAAGTTTGCGATTCAATCCATTGCCGCTGCGGAAGGCCGGTCCTTCAGCTGGGTGGTGGAGGAAATCCTGATCGATTGGGCACGGCAGGACTCCAGGTTGAAGAAGCTGCTGAGACCGGATGACGTGGCGTATCAGCCACGCAAGGCTGATGCAGCGCAACAGGCGAAGGAGCACGCAGAAGACAGCAGGCTGCAGGCTGCGGCACACGCCAGGAAGGCATCCTGATGGCTGAATCGTTCACCAGCACCTACACCTGTGACGGCTGTGGCAAGACGGTGACCATCGAAGGGCTTGCGGACTGCCCCCCGTTCTGGCTGGCGGTCAGCTTCCGCACGCCAGACCCAGACGGAACACATCCGGGTGGGTCCACATCCCACTACTGCAGCGTGGCGTGCGTGCTGGCATCTGTGGGCAAGTTCGCCGCAGCGCACGCGGATGAAGACTGGGCACAATGAGTAAACAGCTATTGGTGCTTGAAGAAGTGCTTGCCATGCTTGACACCATCGGTGCGTCCAAGCAGACACGAGAGAACTTCCGTAAGCAGGCTGAAGGTGTGCTCGCCAAACGTCCCATGCGCGGTCACGATGAAGTGACGGTGAGCAGTGGGTACGGGCGTACGTCCCAGCGGGGGTTTGTGGAATTGACGCTGGATGAAGTGCGTTCACAGATGGAACCACGGAAGGCCAGAGAGATCGGTCTGATGCTCATTGAGGCAGCTGAAGCCGCAACATCAGATGAACTGTTCATCAAACTGCTCACCGAAAAAATCGGTCTGGATCTAGATGACACGGCGCGGGGTGCATTCCTGCTGGACATCCGCGAATTGCGGCAGGGCACCCGCGACATTTCAAGACCACAGTGAACGTAGCCAACTGAAGCAGAACACCCGGCACGGGGCACCATCCCCTGCCGGGTGTTGCGCTGTACGGGGGTCTGCCGGTCACCAGCGGCTGCCTGCGCCACGATCCGGCTGGCTGGCAGGGTTCTGCCCCTGTGGCGGCTGTGCCCCTGCAGGGGGCAGCGTCAGCGGCAGCCGGTGCGGAGTAGTACCGGGGTTCAGTGATCAGCCTAGCCGCTGACGCTGGGCAGTCTACCGCTATCCACGGGCACCCACGGGCATTCACCGGTACCGCACCGGTAGTGCATTAGGTAATCATGGCTGGGGGGTCAGCGCAGTTCATGCCCGTATTCATTGGGTGAAATGCGTGTGTCACGGGATACCTTCTGAATCCCAGATGTCGTTCCTGTCAGTGCCCGTCAATGCCCGTTAGTCCCCTAAAGTCCCATATTTATTGGGTGTTCCAGGTTCCCACGGTCATCCATGGTCACCCACGGTCACCCCACGGTGATCAGAGCGGTAAGCATATGGTAAGCATGGATTCACCCATACTCCGGGGGGAGTCTTCCAGTGCTACGGTCTGCGCCATGAACTGCTGGACCATGACCTACTGGATGCTGGCGGATGACGGGGAGACCCCCATCCCCACCACGGATGTCCTGCGGTGGGGGGCGTGGTTCCAGACCGCAGACCGGGTGGTGCGGCAGGACTTCTGGGAAGGGCAGCCGGTGCAGACGGGAGTCTCCACGGTCTTCCTGGGACTGGATCATGACTTCCTCTGCACCGGCAGACCCGTGCTGTGGGAGTCTCTGGTTTACGGGACCAGCCTTGATGGGCAGATCACCCGCTACCGGTCACGGGCAGACGCACTGGCTGGGCACGCCAGCCTGCTGGCAGCCGTCACGGCGCAGCTGAAGGTGGACCGGTGACGCTGGACCACTGGCGTGGACGTGGGGGGCTTCTCGGCTGGCTGGTGCTGCGCTGGGGATGTCTGGCAGCTGTGGCGCTTCAGCCGTCACCTGCGGCACACGCACCGCAGGTGACGCTGGACGGCTGACTGCCGTTAGGTGGGCAGCTGTGACGGTTCCTCACCACCCGGTGCAATCGGATGGGTCGGGAACCCTGGACCCTGACTCGGCCCCATTGGTCCTTCATCCCACGTCATCACCCCTTGAATTGTGACTTGTCTTGTCGGCATATGTGTCCCTTCTTTCCCTTGCACGTTCTTAAAGACCAGTCCCCAGCAGTTGCTTCATCCATGTGGATGCCTTCAGCAGATCCCTAATGGCTGGCATGTCGCCCACGTAAAAGCCTTTCATGGCATTGACTTCTTCTTGACTCAACCCAAGTGTGATCAGGTCCGCATCGGGCCAGGACTCCAACTGTGCTCGGAGATTGTCCGCACGCTGCACCGCATCCCGCACCATTGCAGCCACGCTGCCAGCGTCAGCCTGTAATTGTTCCGCCGTAAACTGCCGACCCGCTTGGATGATAGCCATTTCGGACTTCCTCTCCATTCACCCTAGAATTCATAGCTGATTTGTCCGCGCACGTAGAGTGACGACGTAGCGGTGAAGTCGCCTGAGGTCCGTTGCACCGTAAGCCACGTATACGGGGCTATTGAGATTTCCCCGACGCCGATCTCCCACACGGAGTTTAGAAAAATCACAACTGATGCCATCATGGCCCCGCTCGGAAACGGAACAGCCGCGAGCGGGATACCAACGTGGATTTGATTGGTCGCTACGGACAGGCTCGATGCTTCTATTGAATACAGTACCGTGCAACATCGACCGACGGTGTGGTATTTGCCGAGTTTGCTGGAACTTGACCAGACGCCAGCATTTGTTGACAGTAGCGGCGTATACGGCACCCATCCGCCGGGTCCTATCTCCGCATCTACCGCGTCCATCAACGCATCCACGTCTGCCTTATCCCAGACGGACCCGCTGACCCCATCCCCACTGTCATCAATCAGCGTGTTGTACCAGGTTCGATCTAACGCCATTAGGGCACGCCACCTTCCCGGCCACGCAGCCGCCGCAGTAAGTCCGCAAAGGTAAACAGTTTGTTGGTGGCTTCAATGGTCCGCAGCGGATACGGCGTACCCCGCGCACCCGCAATGGCTATCTCACTAAACGTCACCCGCTGAATACGGAACGTCCCATTGATCGGCGGCTGGCTGATGTTCACGGTAATCAATCGGCCCACCTGCAGGGACGGGTCACGGGATTCAAAGCGCAGGGTCAGGTGGGGGTCTTTCCGTTCCAGCAGCGTGGCGGTCATGTTCGCCAGCAGTTCCACGGGTCCGAAGCGGCTATCACTCAGCGCATACTCAATGACCCCATCGTCTGGCACCGCTGCCTGTCCTGGGAACTTCAGCCGGTCTGCCATCACATCCCGTGCTGCCGTGTCTGTCTGTTCCAGACGGATGGTCACCGTATCCCCCTTGCGCAGCGGCTGCAGCAGCGCACCCGTGCCAGATGCAGGCACCCCCACCAGCCGTGGCTGAATCAGCACCTGTGTGCCATACCGCACTGTGGCTGTCAGGGATCCAGGTCCACTGGCAGGAAGTCCGGTCAATGTCCCCGCACCGATACCGCCATACTTCACCACCAGATTGCCCACCCGTGCCCAGCCACCACTGGTGCCCCCGTCTGCCTCAAAGGGTCCAGTGGCAGACACGGGCAGGTCTGTGACCCCTGCAGACACCTGCCGGTTATCCGTCAGCCCAGAGGTATCAGTGGTGGGTGGCGCTGCGCCCAGCAGGTTATCCCCCGTCGTATCAAAGAAGACCGTATCGGTGTTGTTATTCAACGTGGTCAACAGCTTCAGCTGTGATCCATTCGTCATGGTCCGGTACACCTTGCGCTGCGTGATCGGGGGTGTCGTCGCTGCCGCGATAGGGATCTGCGTCAGTTTTAGGTTACTGAAGATCGGGCCTTCTGGTGGACGCAGATTGTAATCATGGGCAATGTCCCCGTCTGGCGGGTTATAGGTCAGCGTCAACCATCCCGGTGACCCAGAGATAGGATTGGCTGGCACGTCCACAAACCCGCAGGAATAGTACGTGCCAGCATTCGCCAACGTGCGATAGATCCAGACCTGCAGATACCGTGCGGGGGGTGGACTATTACTAAACCCGCTCAGATACGTAAAGCCTTGCGGGGCCAGTAGCGTATCCCCGCACCAGATCTGCCAATACTTCCCGTTATAGGTCAGTGGTCCAGCAACAGGACCGTTCCAGGACTTCGTGCCCCCTTCAATACTGAAGATGGTGAAGAAGTGATAGACCCCACCCACCACTGGTCCTGGTGTCCCCGCTGGCGTGGTGGACTCCCGCATGGTGCAGGACGTGGGCACTGGCGGGTTCTGCCCAGACGGGATGCCAGTGACCAGTGGACCCGGCAGGGTTTCGCCAGACCCCGTGACAAAGGTCACGGCGTACTTATAGGATGCCCCCACCGTCAACGCTGATGCGCCACCGTATTGGATGACGGATGGCGCACTGGTCGGACTATTGCCCACCCCCACCAGCGCACCAGTCCCACCACGTCCACGCACACCCGCATACGTCACCCGCTGGGCATTGATTTCCACAATGCCACCCGTGGGCGTATACCAGGACTGCTGCGTATTCTCCCCTTCATCCAGCGGTATCTCTGTGGCACCCGCCTGCACATCAATCACCGCACTGACTCCACCCCCACGACCAATGACGCGGGTGATGACCTGCGATAAGTCTTCCGTCAGTGTAAAGTGCCGTGCCGTGCGTGGGGTGGAGTCCGTAATGGAATACGCCGTGCCGGGTTCACTGGTGTACAGATGCAGGTCACCGGCATAGTCCACATACCAGTACGCGCCAATCCGCCGACAGATTTCCGTCAGGCAACTGGGCACCTGTTCATTCGTGAAGGTGATCGCATCAATGACCGGCAGTCCCGCCTGCACGTGCTGCGTGGTGACATTGCGGCAGAAGCGGGTGATCAGGTCCACCGCAATGGTGGACGCGGACTGGTTCACGTAGGTGCCCAGCACCAGCGTGCGCTGCATCATCCAGGTGGGATCAATGCAGTTGATGTCATACGCCACGTTCTGCTTCGTGTCTTCATACAGCAGCGTGGTTTCCAGAATCCTGCCCCCGAATAGCTGATGGTCGGCGGAGTACTCCCCCGTATAGACCTGTAGCGTCTGCCCAGCCACGGGAGTGAACCCACTGGTTCTGAACTGCGCCGTGTCTGGCTGTTCATTCAGCTGGTGGGTAATCCCTGCCCCTTCAATCCGCAGACCCTTGCCGGGTCCGGTCTGGGGATTACTGCCATTGATGATGCCTGCCATCCACGCTTCATAGACATTCAGCCGTGCGGCATTCAGCCGCATCATGCCCAGACGGGCACAGCCCTGTTTATGGTTCGGGGATAGGGGGGCCATGGCTTTACAGCCGGATCCCGTTCCGTTTCATTTCACCCACCAGCTTCCCGGCAATGTCACTGGCGTCCGTGCTGTTCACATTCACGTTCAGGGTATTACCCCACGGCGTGGTGGTGTCATTGCGGGTCAGCTGTCCATACGTGGGCATCACCCCTGACTGCTTCAGCCGGTCAAACTGATAGCCACCCGTGGCAATCTGCATCCCCGTAGCGACACCCGCCTTGTTGTAGGCGTCCATCAGGGCATTGCCTGCCGCTAGTGACTCCCAAGCCGTCATGGCGGTATTACCCATGTCCCGCAGCGCCACAGACAGCTGTTTGGTGGAGTCCGTCAGTTCATCCGTGGCCTTAGTCGAATCTTCCAGCGGCTTCTTATAGTCCTTCGCCTGCGTCTTGGAGAATTCATCCGCCATACGCTGGGTCTCTGCTTCATAGGCAGCGGCTGAATCCTTCATGCGGTCAATATCCGCCACGACACTATTTGCCGTGATGGTGACCTTCTCCCCCACATTCCCCCATTCCGCACCCAGACCCGTGGTGATGGTGATGTGCGTCTTCAGTTCATCAGACGCAGCCTTCACCTGCTGCGCTGAGAGACCGTAAGCAGTTGCCACGGCTGACTGGGAGGCACCTAACTGCAAGTCCGCCTGCACCGCCTTCAAAGTCTCAGGGGTCATACTGACCAGCAGTCCACCATACCCCTTGCGCACTTCGCCCAGTTCCTTCTCTGCCGCAGCCAGTGCCTTCGCGGCAGCTTCATGTTCCCGCTTGGCGTCAGCTTCAGCCTTCTCCCGTTTGGCACGTTCCACGGGAGTCTCACCCGCGCCAGGACCAAACCCCCCCTGCCGTTCTATCTCCGCTAACTCTGCTTTCGTCAGTTTGGATGCGGTGTCCTTCGCTGCACTGCCAATGGCACTTAGCTGCTGCAGAAAGATGGAAGTGGTCGGACTATCCACCCACATCTGAATCGTCTTCAGCAGTCCCTGCTTCGCCACCTGTTCACCAGACAGCAGCAGACTCCCCGCTGTCCCCACCGCTGCGTTCTTAGCTGCGGTACTCCAACTGGAAATGGCACTCTCTGCCGCAGCCAGTGCTGCCACCTGCTGGTCACTGGACGTGACGGCAGCTTCACCCACCGCACGCATGTCACTGACCAGTGTGGGCAGTAACTTTGCGCCGGACTCCCCAAACAATTCCACCGCACGCTGCGCTTGTTCGGCAGGGTCTGCAATCCCACGCAGCGCATCAGAGACTTGCAGCAGCTGGTCATACGGCTTCGCTGCGGCAAACTGCCGGAATTCAATCCCCAGTGCCTCTACCGCCAGCTGTCCCTTCTCTGTATCCAGCGCCACCTGCATCTTGCTCGCGGCATTCGTTATCTGGTCCAGCGAGTTACCAGACTGTTCAGCGGTATAGGACAGCCGCTGCACCTGTTCCACCGTCAGCCCAGTCTGCTGGGATAGCCGTGTCAGGTCTGAGGCAGTCTGTAAGATCTCCTTGCCAAATCCAATGACCGCATCCACGCTGAACGCAATCCCGAATGCCCCCGCAATAGACTTCAGCGTGCCGGTCATCTGCGACAGGGACTTATCGGATCCCCCCAGTTCTTTGTTCAGGGCACTGCCGGTCTTCTCCGCCTGATCTTCCATGTACGCCAGTTCCACACTGGCGGCTTTGGTCTCACTGATGAAGTCTGAGAAGTCTGCGTCAATGGTGGCAGCTAAAGCCATGGTCTATGCCCGTGCGCTGCGGTGCAGGTCATCCACGATGATCGAATAGATATGTTCCGGCAATTGCTGCACGGCATTCCAGGTCAATCCCGTCAGGCGACAGACTGCAAGGTCTGAGGCAATGGCGCGACGGTACCATCGGTTTTTTTTTGATCCTCTGCCGCTGCCCCAATGGTGGCATCATGCGCTTGCACCGCTTGCTTCACCTGCAGCGCCACGGGAATGCGCAGGTTATTCAGTACGTCTTGCAGGTCTTCCGGCTTCAGTCCCTTGATGTCGATCCGTTCCCCGCTACTGTCGGTCAGCGTCCAGTCCACCAGATAGGCAATGACCAGCGCATCACTGTTCTTCAGCGCATCGCGGTGTAACTTCCCGTCGTCTGTTTCCCGATACACCCGCGCCAGCATGGCGATATGCTGCCCGTGGTTTAGTTCTTCATGGACGGTCAGGGTCCAGCCATCCACGGGCAGCGGCAGCACTTTGGTACGGGGGGTGACCACGGCAGACGGCATGTCTTACCTTCCTTCAGGTGGACCCAGTGCAGCCGTCAGTGCCGCACCCTGCACCTGCAGAGACTTCGGCAGCACGGGGAAACACCACAGCCCTGCAGGCTTCGTCTTCCGTGGTGCGGTAAACAGTAGCGGCAGCTGGCGCAGCCGGAAGGAGTCCGCACGTTCCACGTGGGCAGTCAGCGTGAACTTGAATTGGTCATCACGGCACAGCGTCCAGCGGCTTAGTTCTGCCGCATCACTTCCGGACCAGAGAATGGTTCCCCGCTGCCCACGCAGCACGATCGTGCGGAACACGTCAGCCCTTCACGGCGCAGTGGGCAACGTCCACGGGCCAGCCGCCATAAAGGTGCCCGTCAATGCCGGTGCCCCTTCCACATCCGTATCCAGGTTGGCATCCATGTACGCCAGCCCGGTGAAGCTGTGGGGTGTTGCGGTGCTGGGGTCATTGCTGTGCGGGATGAGTTCTAAGTAACCCGGCGCAGTTAGTGCTGTCGCTTCGATCAGCGACATATCCGCACTATTCCAGAAGCCACTTAGATCCCCTGAGATATCACGCATCCCTGGAATATAGACACGGTTTGAGTCTTGGAAGCAAGTTACGTTTATCTTCTCTGTACTCAAACTCAGGGTCCATGACTTAATGGACACTAACGCCACGGCTGTGACACCACCCGCACCAGTGGGATCCCATTTCACCAGTCCATCACGGCCTGCTCTAATCATTGTCCTTCTCCCAATGGCGTGACCATCACGCGGTAATGCCCACCCTGATGCCACCAGCGAATGTTCTGATCCACAGAGTCCACTTCGGGATATCTGATGCGTTCGGTCCGTACCGTGGACATCCAGCCATAGCCAGGAATGGTCAGCGGCTGGTCTTCCAGCACCGCATCAATGCGTGCCGCTGCGGCTTCCACATCACTGCCCACACTGTCCATCACCACAGCCTTGACGTTATAGGTGATGTCTTCTATGGCACGTCGGTCTGCGCTGTCTTCCGCAAATTGCCACTCACTGAAATCCACCACCAGCGCCACTAACACAAACTGCCGTCTGTCCCGTGGGGCCACCCCGAAGTACACGCCACCCGGACAGACGGCCTGCAGCTGCGCATCAGCCGCCAGCGCACTGACGACGGCGGTATCCACGGCGCTGACATCAGGCACTGCCCGTCACCACAAACTTCTTTGCCCGGAGAATGGCGGCATACGCTGGCTGCAGTTCCCGGTTCATGCGCAGAATGACGGGCCAGAAGATGTGCAGGCCATACATCATGCCCCGGTTCCCATACTCTGGACCCCAGGAGGTATGACGGGCCACCGTGCCATCTTCAATCAGGTGCGCCAGTGGAGACTTCACCACCACGGTAGACGTGGCAACAGCCAGCCGCTTCGTCCCGGACTTCTTCCCTTTCTCCACCGCGACACTGCGGCGCAGGTTCCCAGTCCTGCGGGGATAGGCACGCCGTATCTCTTTCGCGGCTTCCTGTGCCTTACTGTTGACCACGGCCAGTGCTTCTGTCGCCAGTTGGTCAGGCAGCTGCAGCAGGTTCTGCTGTTCAGCCTTCACCCCTTTGATGGTCAGCTTGGTCTTCATGGCTGCAGTTCAGAGACCACCAGCACCAGTTCACGCCGTGCGTTATCGGGATTGCGCAGCGAAGCCACTTGGAACGTGCGCTGTCCATGGTCAGGGTCCACATAGGACAGCCGGGTCTTCAGCGTCACCTGCGGGTGATAGAACATCCCCACCGTAAACAGACCCTGCCCAATGATGGTCCCTGCACTGGCAGCGGACTGTTCCATGTCGGCCTGTGACGTGGCATCAATGTGTGCCCAGACCTGTGCCGGTGACAGCGGCAGCCACTGTTCACTGAAGGTGCCACGGGGATCAGGCACCGGGTCCGCTGGGTTCTCCAGGGTCACCAGCGTGTCTAACTGTCCAGCCGTGATCATGCCAGCACCGGATCCGTATAGCGGCGCAGCAGGCCAATCACCACGGGGGGCAGGTCTTCCCCGGCATTGCGTGGTGCGGCATAGATGGCTGCGCCCACATCATCCCCACGGAAGCGCCACAGGTCCGAGAACATCAGCAGCACCGCCGCCTTGACATCCGCTGGGGTGGTGCTGGGACTGGTCCACAGCAGGGCATTCGAATTGCCAAACGTGGACTTTCGCACCCAGCGCAGCACGGCTTGTTCTGCACCGTCAGCCTTCAGCGTCACATCCGCATCTTGCGGACTGCCATCCGCAAACGTTAGCCGCTGGTGCAGCTTCACTTCCTGCAGCGTCACCAGCGTCACCGGCTGTCCTTCCCGTCACGGCCACACTTCACGGCCAGTGTCCAGCCGGTCACTCCATCACCGGGACGTGCGCCAGTGTCTGTGTGGCAGAACCACATGGACCCACGGTCTGTGACCATCTGCCCCTTGGTGTAGGTCTGCCCGTCTTTGAACGTGCCGGTATAACTGGGCACGGTCAAGCGCAGCGTGCCAATGGTCTTCTGCTGGTCCCCACGGCGGTACGACAGGGTAATCAGCTGCTGGTCTGTGGGATCCTGCACTGCGGTCATTTCGTCACAGGAGAAGCCATCCGCCCCGTCTGCGCCGTCTTTCCCGGCTGGGCCAGGAATGAACGACCGTGTTTCCGTCACGGCCATGCGTTCACGCAGCAGGGTCACGGCAGGTTCCATGGTGGACAGCCGTGCATCCATCTGGCTGCACCGTTCCAATAGTGTGGCGTGCTGTGCATGCAGTGGACCCAGCGCACCCTTGATCATCAGCAATAGCCTATCGGCTAACGCTTCAGCAGCATCAGCAGCGTCAGACATGAAGGTCACCTTCACAATACTTCCGCGTCAGAATAGCCGCCGTCTTATACAGCATCTTTGTCACGTCGTCAGCGCCAGATGGCGCAGCTGCCGCTGGTGCCTCTGGTGTGCTGAACGGCTTCAAGCTATCGCGGTCGGACAGCGCCTGCAGTGAAAACATCTGCTGCTGCATGTACGGACTGCTACCACCCGGCACGGTGCCCATCCCGAAGTACTTATGCCGTGCTTCATCAGGAGATAGCACGCCACCACTGACCGCATCTGTCGCAGCCTTTGTCCGTGTCGCGGTATCCATCCACAGCAGATCGTCAATATCAAACTCTGTCCCGTAGATATGGTCCGGTACCGTGGTCAGTCCCAGTCCGTCATCCAGGGACAGTTCCAGCGCCACAATCAGTGACTGCAGGCACTGACTGTAATATTGCTGCATCAACGGCTCTGAGTTGGCGTAGGGTACCGGGTGCCCACCAGAGTCCACCAGTGCGGCTGGCACATGGAAGGCTGCGCAGATGGTTTCCGTGGTCCACTTCAACTGTTCAATCAGCTGGGCATCCACGGCATTGACGGCCATGGGTTCATACTTCAGCCCATCACCTAAGACAGCCACCTTCCCGACATTCGCGCCGGTATAGTTCTGGTCCCAGAAGTCTTTCAGCCGGTCTGCGGTGGTCTGGTCAATGCTGCCGGGTGCGGTCAATACCCCACCAGGATTAGACCCATTGCCAAAGAAGTTGGTGGAATTGTCCTGGATCTTCAATCCCTGTAACGCCACCATCCCGCACGCATAGATGGGGGAGACCCCAATCAGCGGATGGAATAAGGGCACCATGGGATCGTGAATGACTTCACGGGCAGGGACAGCCACCCCCTGCTGCGGCACACCCGCCAGATCACTATGCGTCAGCTGATAGAAGACACTGCCATCCGGTGCCACCAGCACGGTCACGGCTTGCGGGTCCAGTCCATACAGGGCAATGACCACCCCACGGCTATCCCGCTGCTTCAGGATGTAGGCATTCCCGAAGCGCAGCTTGGAGACCAGCCAGTATTCAATGAACTTATTGATTAGTTGGTACCGGTTCGGCTTCCTGAGCACCGGACTGAATGCCGGTGATGTGGTCTCTGTCCAGATCCCCGCGTCATCCTGTTCCACCAGCCGCAGCCGCAGCTTCCCCACATCCTGCGCAATCAGCGTGGTGCAGGCAAAGACCGCTGCATAGGACATGGCCGTTTGGCCTGTCCACAGTTCATCGTTCTTCTGCCATGCGCCAGGATAGTGGTCACGGACAATGACCGGGAACCACCCGCCACTGCCCGTGCCACGGGCCGACACGGGCACGCCAGCTGGTAGGTTGGCACCAGTTGGACGTGCCCGTGTCAGTTCCATCCCCCACAGCCGCACGCTTATGCCTTGCTGGGTGTGCGTGCCGTGGTGACGGGTTCCTCCGCAGGCATGGTGCCTGTCGGCGCAGGATACGCGGCTGCCGTCAGATACTTCACGGCATTCACGTTGGCCTTCTTCCAGTTAATGAACCGTTCGGCCCGAAGACCGACACAATTGTTTTGCCACAGTGAGACCAGCACTGTGGTGGCATCAGCCGGTGACATCGGCGCGGAGTCCATCTGCAGTGAAGCTTCCCGGCTGGCGTCAATGGTCACGCCACCTTCATCCGCCAGCAGCACCAGTGATGGCTGCATGGCAATGACCAGTGCCTGCGCAGCCATGCTGGTGATGAACGTCAGCCCTTTGTACGTGCCACCTTCCAGACCCACGCCAGGAAACACGGGACTGCCATCCAGGTTGGTCCTGAAAGACAGGGATAGGGCATTCGTGGGCGACAGGATGATGTGGACCCCACCCACCGCAATGTTATTGCTGGCGAAGTGGCCTATCAGCGCCATGATGTCGGCCAGCGGGTTAGCCGTTGCCGCTGCCGTGGGTGCGCCATTGGTGACGCTGGCAGGGTTCACCCCCGCCACGGCTGCCACTGCCGGATCAATGAACTGTTGATCCAGGAATTGGGCAATGCCTGCCACCATATCCGCACGCACCAGTGCTTCTGCGGAAGGATTAGACAGCCTGACCAATTCCTCTGTCAGCACAATGATGCCAGCAGCTTTGCTGACCGTCAGGGCTTCTGAGGCAAAGGCTAACTTTGAGACTGGTTTGGGCTTTTGTTCTCCAACCCAGGAATATGTCCCGCCAGCGGTCTGACTGGGGACTTTGGTATTGAAGGGCACTTCCCGGAAGCCGGTGATCTTGCCCAGAATGGTGGCGGGTCGGAGTAACTCCAGGAAGTCATCCGCAATGTTCTGATTGACCAGCGGCGCTGCCCATGTGGCATCCGTGGTGGTGCCCGGTGCCACAGCCGCCTTCAGACTCAACGCCACTTCTGGCGTGCTGTCCTGCCACCGCTTCGCATACTCTGCGGCTTCGAACATGTTCCCGTTGCACACCAGCTTTGCGCACGCCAGTCTGACAAACGCGGTGCCCTTGGGAATGTTGGACTTGACCTGCACCACAGGCTGCGGTCTCTGCTCTGGGATGATGACTGGCTTGGCCTGTTGGACGTTCAGGGTCTCCATTTCACGCAGACGGACAATGTGCCCATCCAGTGACTTCACTTCAGCGGAGTACCCGTCATAGACCTTGGTGTCTTCCGCTGACAGCGTGGTCCCGTCTGTGTCAGCCTTCTTCATCAGGTCAGCCATGGACGTGACCACAGCCGCACGCTTCTGTTCATGCTGCGTGATCTGTTCTGCATATGTCTGTTGCATGGGTGGCGTGTTCCTGACACGCACAGTGGGCAGTCCCGCAGCGCCGGGAAGGTTCAGGCTTAACGCAGCCGCTGATTTAATCGTGGTGATGGTGGCTGCCATGTTCGCGGGGATCGTGACGGCTGATGTCTCAGCCCACAGCCACTTCGTGATATGCCGTCCAGACCACGGGTCACGGGCATTGACCGGCACATGGTCCAGTGCCTTGAACCCAATGGAGAACCCGCGCACCAGCCGTGCCTTCACGGACTGCCACGCTTCGTCAATGCGTGCCTTCAGGGTTCCAGGTTCATCAATGCGCGCAAACTTGGCCGTAATGTGGATCCCGTCTGGGGTCACCCGTGCGGCAATGACTTCCCCCACAGGCTGGGCCTGATCGTGCTGCCACAGCAGCGGCATGGGCAGCGTGAACTGCGCACCCGTGGGTTCCACAATGTCCCCGCTGCGGTCACAGGCAGGGGTGGTGGCGTAGCCTTCAATGGTCCGCTGGTCTACGTCAACGGACTTGATGTCCAGCAGGGCATAGGCACGGTCCAGCATGGGTGTGGCTGGACACTGTTGGGCACCGCAGACCCTGTGGCAATTTTTCGTTTTTTTATTCAGTCCCAGAACGAAGGTTGCACGGGCCGCTTTGTGTGCCGCCGATAGGCATCCCAGAAGGCACAGCGTCCACCCCACGCCTCAGGTGACATCTGCTGCTTGGCGCGATTGCACGTCTGACAACACCAGCGGACATTCGTGGCGTAGTACGGTTGCACAGTAGGGTTCACAATATCCAGCGTCAGATCGTGCAGACCATGCGGCATACCAATAAATGCGCTGTGGCAATACACACAGGCACCCGCATAAGCCATCTGGACATCACGCAGCATCTGGTCCGGGTGCCATCCGAAATGTGTCCGTAGACGGTCACCGGCAATACGCAGCCGCCGTGCGTGGGTGTTGATGACATTTCGAACCTTCACAGCCATCCGTCCAGCGGTGGTCTGTTTGGAGGCATCACGCTTGTTCTGTTCACACCCAATACAGACAGCGTGATAGCCAGATGCACCACGTGCATGTAGTGCATGGGCCTTCCTGAATCCGTGGTCAACGTCGCAGACAATGCCGCAGTCCTTGCACCGTTTTGTCACTGTGTCACCTGCCAGCGCCGGAACTATGTGCCCACAGGATTGGAATAGCAATTAAAAGATTCTTTTATTCCTTCTGCGCCGTTTCAGCATATTGCAAGGCAGTGCGCACTAAGTCAGGCACGCTGCGTTTCAGCAACAGCGCACGCTGATATAGCCGGTCATATCGTTTGCTGGGTAAGGCGAAACTGACCGCAACAGACCGGTCAGCTGGATCGATACGTGGTCTGCCTCTGCGCTTCATGGCTGCCCCCCGAAGATGAATGCCTGATACTGCTTCGGCGCTGGCGCTGCGGTCTGCCGGTCTTTGCGGTCTACCGCCATCACCAGTGCTGCCACCGTGTCTATCCGTGCGGATGACAGCTTCTTGGATGGCTTCATGTTCCCCGCATGATCGGTCTCTACCGCGACATTGCCCACGTGATGGCGCAGCACGGGGTGCCCATTGTGGCGCAGCGTGCGGGATAGGACGGACTTCTCCAGGGATTTAGTCGGAGCAGACAGCTGCGCCAGACCCTGCCGCACCGGCACGCACGTGAACCCGTCCTGGTCCTTCAGCCGGTTCACCAAGTCCGTGGCATTCCACGGATCGAAGGCCACTTCACGCACGTCACTGCTGTCCGCCCATGTCGCCAGTTCACTGCGGACCCGTTCATAGTCCACGACATTGCCGGATGTGACGATCAGGTGTCCATCCGCTGCCCACTGTTCATAGGGCAGCCGGTCACGGAGTCCCCGTTCATGCAGCTTGTCTCCCGGCAGGAAGGCTGCCACCCGCACAGAGAAGCCATCCCCATCCGCATCAGGATAGACAGCCACCATGGCCGTGATATCCGTGGTGGTGGACAAGTCCAGTCCGACATAACAGGGTCCGCTCCAGGTAGACCGCTGCTCGCAGCAACTGTCCCATGCGTCAATGCCAATCCATCTGGCGGCTTGCTCTGTCCACTGATTCAAGTACAACCGTCGAAACGTGTTCTCCTGTGCGGGTATCTCCTGCGCACGGGCAGCCATCACCCGCATTTCATCCATGCTGCGGAAGTCCCCCAGCGCCGGATTACACCCACGCCAGACGGCTTCATCACGCCAGTCCGCATCTTCTGCGGCTTCATAGATGACCGGCAGGAATGATGGATCTAACTTGGGATTGACTAAGACGTTCTTCGCGTGTGCATACAGTTCATACAAGATACTGTGCCGGTCATAGCCTGCCGTGGAGATAGCAATAACTAAGGGCTGTGCTCTCGCACCCGTGCTGCTGGCTAAGACATGCCATAACTCAGAGTTAGGCGCACAATGCAGTTCATCATAGATGATCCGGCTAGCGTTAAATCCATGCTTAGAATACGCTTCTGCAGAGATAGCCCGGTACACGGACCCAGACTTCCGATGCACGATGCGCTTCTGACTGTCTAAGATGTCGCACTGTGACAGTAACTGCGCATCGTTTCGGATCATCTGTGCTGCGACATTGAACACCAGTGCTGCCTGATCACGGTCTGCTGCGGCACTATAGACTTCTGCGCCAGCTTCCCCATCAAACAGCAGTCCATCAATCGCCAGCGCAGCGGCTATCTCTGTCTTGCCGTTCTTGCGTGGCAACATCAGCAGCATGGTCCTGGTCACCCGTCTGCCCCGTTCCGTGCGGAACAGTGGACGGATGATGCGCCGTTCCTGCCACTGGCGCAGCTTGAACGGCTGACCGGCAAATGGACCCTTGGTGTGGGTCAGCTTGTTGATGATTTCAACCTTGCGTGTGGCATCAAGCACAGGGGCATGGACTCACACGGCAGGATGGGGCACCGGGCCAGCGGGGAACTGGCAGCGACTAGTCTACAGTCTCAGTATCGAAGCACAGAAGCACCGCAGTGCTTGCAGTGCCCACTTGGATTGAACGTCCCACAGTACGCACAGCGTGGCGTGGTCACACAAACAGTCCGCTCAGAATCACCATGCGTGGTGACTTCCACGTAATCCAGCGCACATCCTAGCCTAATCTCCAGCTGCTGGACCTGCCTGAATGTCATCACGCCGTTCACAGCAATCCTGCCCACTTGGACTGCTCTGGGGTCTCTGCCAGCGGCAGCTTAGACAGCCGTGCCCTGCCCTTGGGGGTCAGTCCCAGGTCACGCCAGAGCGTCACGCACTGGTGCAGTGCCTTATCACTGATGCGGATAAACCGCGCCAATGTCGCGCTGTCTCCCTGTCCAGATGCCCGTATCTTCTGCTCTGTATCCAAGTACCTGGACCACTGCTGACAGCACGCAATCAGCGCACTGCGGTCAGCCGTGGTGACCAGACCGGACTGCCGCAGCAGCGGGACCACCCGTGCCCATTCAGCCATGGCCCGTTTGTTCTGCTGCAGTTCCTGCGGTGGCGTATCAAAGTCTGCTGTGGCAGGTGGCAGCTGCGGCACGGACTTGGCCCTGACCCTGCCTCCCACTACTTTCAGCGTGCCTTCTTTCGCTCTGCGTCCACTGTTCCAGCCACCCATTGGCGTTACCCCCTGACTGACCGGGAGACCCGTGCTGCCACCCGTTCCCGTGACTCCGTGCAGGTGGACCAGTGAATATCTGCAAAGTCCACCACGCTGACCAGGACACCATCCGTCTTCTCAAACACTCGCTTGATGGTCACCGGCAAGGTCAGCGGCACCTTCTTCCCCTTCAGCGTGGTGACCCATTCAATGTTCTTCCGGCAGGCTTGCGCACGGCACACCCCATAGGATGGCGGTATGGACCGGATGACATTGACCAGCGTACACGGTTCATCCTTCACGGTGGCCTTCCTTCCTGAAGATTAGCCGTCCTGCCTCCCCAAGTATTTCCACATTCGCCAGCAGCGTGATGGTCACTTCTGTGACTTCACCCACGTGGGCATGCACGTCCACGCCACGCACATAGTTGGACACGTCCACCCCATCCATCAGCAGCGTGCAGTCCACGCCATGGGCACCAATCTTCAGGCAGAGTGTCGGTCTTCTGGATGCAGCTGCGTCATGCGCCATGCTGATACTCCAGCGTGTGACTGTCCGTGTCTCTGAACAATGGCTGCTGTAGGTCCAGTGCTGTGCCCTGCCCAAACCACTGCGCAGCCATGGCGGCTGCTATTCCAGGATACGTCCGGGCACGGTCTGCAGACCGGGTGGGTGATGGGGCCAGACGGTTGTGCCCCGCGTCTGTCTGATTGGCCCATCGTTCAATCAGCCTGCCCTGCACACGCACCAGCCTGCCCGGAATGCGTCTGGTCGGACGCAGCAGCGGCAGACCCTTCAGCCACAGGCAGGTAGCTTTGCAGGCATCTTCACCGAAGTCATACGGCTGGATGATCTGGTCAGCCGGTCTGATGGCTGTCCCAATCCGCCCACGGGGATTCTCCAGCGCAATACGTGGCACAGGGGCACGCAGCAACTGCCGCACAAAGTCCACCGCTGCAGCACTCATGGTCACCCGTTCAGGTCTGCGAGTATTCCAGTGCAGACCACTGGCGCAGAGATACGTGCAATCAGGGAAGGCCACCAGCGCATCCCACTGCCTGCTGTCCAGCAGCACTGTCCGCACGTCAGCCTGCAGGTGGAACGGACTGCCGTCTTCCGCTGGCTTCAGGTCACAGGACCATGCGTCATGCCCCAGCGCACGGCAGGCCGCACGCACTCTGCCGCTGCACTCACAGGCTACCAGGATACGCATCCACTTCACCCACGGCTGAACAGGTGCTGCTGACCGGCGCACCGGGCAGCATCCCACCGCTGACCCGCCGCTGACGTAGTACGCTCACCGGACTGAAGCACACAGGATCTGCGGTGGACCGCTGGGACTTTCAAGATCAGCCCACACCAGTGACAGTGCGCAGAATCGCTGGAATCATTGAATGTTTTGACGTGTTTTGGCAAATTCACCGAATCATTCAATGTTTTCATCACCAAAACCTTCAAAATCCTTAGCAAAAACGCGATAAGTCCCCAGAAGTTGCGCCGACACTACGACGGTTAGAGGGGGGGGGTGCACTTACGACCCTTCCGCGCCCCCCGGTCAGGAGCGGATGAACGGCTGCAAGTGAACATCCGTGTGCGCGTGTTCGCCGTGTCTGATGTGCGTGCGGCACGGTGTCAGTCCGGTGATGGCGCGAACTTCGCGGGATGCCCTGTCACATCCGTGTGTGTGTCCGCTGGACGGATGGAGTCAGGCAGCGGTGCAGGGGCGTTGATGTCTCCTGCTGGCGCTGGTGCGGTCACAGGGGCATCCTGCACAATGTCTGCGGGATGCAGACCACGGGGTATTCTATTCAGCAGTTGCCGCTGCATCTGCCGGTTTTTCTGGCTGCGTCCACGTGTGGGCATACCCCACCCCCCCTAATTGAAAGTGCCCCGATTACTGGCCGATCTACCTGTGGGGCAGAGCATGCCCCCCTTACGGCAGTTACTGCCCCCCAAAGTGGCACGTGCCCCGTGCGGACTAACCGTGGGGCAAATGGTGCCCCCCTTTGTGGGTCAGCCGTGCAATCTGTTCTTCTTCTGCCGTCATCCACTTCAGCTGCTGTCCGGTGCAGTGGCGCTGGCGCAGACCATGTGACTGCAGCCGCTTGTCCAGTGCCTTCAATGGCGTATCGTGCCGGTGCTGCAGGATGAACCCGATCCGGTTACAGCCTGCACATTGCCAGTAGCGGGTGGTGTAGAGACTCCAGTCTGTGCGTGGCATGGGTTCACCTTCTACCCCGTTTTCTGCTATTCCCCTGACGCGAACGGCAGCACACCCTGCCGCAGACG